ATTAAAAAGATAGAAAAGTCTGGTAGGTCTCATGCTCATAAGATTCAAGCAGCCATTGCTATGGAACAAAGAGCAAGAGTAATGAAAAAGATGGGTCCAGCTGCTGTGTATCGCAAATACATCAATAAGATGAAGAAGATTACTAAGCAAAAGAATGAAGTAAGACAAGACCAAGATGTAAAAGATAAAAAAGGAACACAGCCTGCTAAGTATTACGCAAAAGATGCTAAAGGTAAAGAGATGTCTAAGTCTACTAAATCAAAAAGAGATGCTCACTTTAAGAAAGGTGCAGCTAAATCAGATGATGACCCTTCCGCATATAAACCAGCACCGGGTGATAAAGGAGCAGAAACTAAACCTTCTAAACATACTAAGAAGTTCAAAGCAATGTTTGGAGAAAAGGTTAAGTACTTCAATATGGCCGAATATGGCTCTAAAGCAAGCTCTCTTAAAATTGTAAAGGTAAAAGGCGGAGTATCTATTCAAACACCTATGGGGCAAGAACTTGAAAGATATAATAATGTACCTAAATTAGGATATACCGTTGCAGAAGAAAAGAATCCTCGCATTCCTAGAAAGAAAGGTCAGCCTGCTAATAGTAAGAAACATTCCGATTTGTATACAGATGAAAATCCAAAGGGTACTATAAAAGGATTAGGATTTAAAGATGTTGCAACTGCTAAAGCTTCGGTATCGAAGATAAAAAGTTCAGGTAAATCTCATGCTCATAAGATTCAAGCAGCAATTGCTATGGAGCAAAGAGCTAGAGTTATGAAGAAGAATGCAGAAGCTGCAGTTTATCGTTCATTCATTAATGATATGAAAAAGAAAACTAAAGCAAAGAACGAAGCCTATGACCATGCATCCGATGAATTGGTTAAAAAATATAAAGAAGATACACCAGGTGAATTAGATGAAAAACTCATTACATTTGCTAAGAAGGCATATCCTAAATCAGGTAATGTTCTTATTCTTGCTGGTGGAGCCGGCTCAGGAAAAGGTTTTGTACTTAATAATCTAGTTGGTCTTGAAGGTAAAAAGTTTGATGTAGATGATTTAAAATCTCTAGCATTAAGAGCTCCTAAGTTAAGAAAAAGAATCAAGGCGGAGCTTGATGTCGATTTGGCAAAAATGGATTTGACAAAAGGAGCAGATGTTGCAAAAGTTCACGAGATCGTTTCTCAAGAATTAAATCTTCCTAATAAAAGAATGGCAGCTTTCTTTTCAGATATAATATTTAAACAACCTCAAGATAAACCAAATGTGATATTTGATGTTACACTAAAAGATTTATTTAAACTTGACAATATAGCTCGTATGGTTGCAGGCGCAGGGTATGAAAAAAAGAATACTCATATTGTATGGGTAGTCAATGATATTGAAGTGGCCAAAGTTCAAAACCTTGACCCTAAACGAGGTCGAGTAGTTCCTGTGGAGATTCTTATTAATACTCACAGAGGTGCATCACAAACAATGTTAGATATTGTAAAGATGGGTAGAGGTCTCAAGAAATATATGGACGGAGATATTGTATTTGCTTTTAATAAGATTAATGTAGATAGCTCGATTGAAAAGAGCAAAAAAGGTGGAGCATATGTAAAAGATGCTGCTTATTTTTATGCTAAGAGGGCAGGTAAACAACCATTATCATTATCAGATATGGGTGATGAAGTTTTAAAGAAAATTAGGGGATATGTACCAAATGCTAATACTTGGACATTAGATTAGTATAAATAGAGGATAAGCTATGATAAAATTTAAAGAACATAATGAAAATTTGGACTGGTTAACAGATGAAGCTTTTAAGTATGAAGATGTTATCGCAGAATCACCTGACGCATCACTCAAAAAGAAAGCTGATAAGACAGGTATTCCTTTTGGGATTTTAAAACAAGTATTTAATCGTGGTAAAGCCGCCTGGAGAACAGGTCACAGACCAGGAACTAACCCAGACCAATGGGGCCATGCTCGAGTTAACTCTTTTGCTACAAAGTCAAAAGGAACTTGGGGTGGTGCAGATAAAGATTTAGCCGCAAAGGTAAGAGGAAAAAAATGATTTCTTTTAAAGAATACATTGTCGAAGTGTTAGGTATGTCGAATTTTAGAAAGCTTTCCGATAAAGAAAGAAAAGAACTTTATAATTTAATCAATCTAGCATTAAGGCAGGTTCCCCAATCGCCAAAACAAAAAGACACGATTAAAAAAATGAATGTTCTTCGTAAGAAAGCTGGATTAGAATTAATCAAAGAAGGTGATGGTCTTTGGGCTAATATTCATAAGAAAAGAAAATCAGGCAGAAGAATGAGAAAGCCTGGTGAAAAGGGTGCACCTACCGCAGCAGATTTTAAAAGAGCTAGAGGAGAAGAAGTTGAAGAAGGTAAAGGACCACCAGAATCATTCGAGGCGCAATTCAAACGAAGAGTTGTCAAAACTACTAAGCCAGAGCATAAAGAAAAGGGGTATAACTGGCGTATTAAGGGTAAGGACCGGCCCGAAATCTCAATTAAACTTTATAAAGAAAAACCAGGATTCACGGAATTCAAGAAGCAACTCAGGAGAGTCGCTGGCCATGAATTTGGTTAATCTTATAAATAGATGATAATAACCTTATGGGAACGCTGATAAATGACAAACGCAGAACGATTAGATAGGATAGAGGAAAAAATTGATAAGCTATCTGATGCAATAGTTTCAATAGCTAGAGCAGAAGAAAAAATATCAGGCCTCGAATCTTTAACCGTAGATTTACATAGAAAGATAACAGACCTAGAAGAAAGATTAAGAAAAGTCGAAGATACGACTGCATTAGTATCATCTGAACTTAAAGTTATAAATAAAATATTTTGGATTGCAATCACCGCGCTGGTAACAGGTGGTATTGCAATGGTATTATGGGGTGGAAACCTCAGTATGTTTTAAGGAGTAAAAAATTATGTTCAACAAATTAGATAAAGAAATATATGACATTGCTGAGGCAGCTAAGAAGGTAATGGCAAAGGAAGCTGAAGTCAGACCAGGTGAAAAGTCAACTGAGAAGATGGTTAAGGCACATCCTATTACAAAAAAGGATGACCCCGAGCAAGACCCAAAAAATGCTAAAGGCATTGAATATAAAGTCAAAGGAATGAGTGAAGGTAAAATGAATCAACTACATCAGTTGGTTTCAAAGGGTATTAAAGACCCAAAGAAGATTTCAAAAGAATTAGGATTACCAAATACAAAGGAAGTCCATAAAGCTATTGCATCTCTTGTTGCTGGAATGAAAGAAGGCACCGGACCAGGACTTGACCCTGTAAATCGAAAAGCAGTTACTAAAAAGTTCGGAGATAGAAAAGACAAAGACATCGATAATGATGGCGATGTTGACGACTCTGACGAATACCTACACAAAAGACGTAAGGCTATTTCTAAAGCTACAGGTAAGCCAAAGAAAGAAGACGACCGTTCCTTTGATAAAAAAAAAGTAGCGGAAGCTGTTAATTACGATTTTCTCGACGAAGCCTCTGAGTATATACTCGAAGAGGGTGATATCGACAACCTTAGTGACGAACAACTAGATGAAGTTCTAAAAACTATTGCTACTAAAGTAGGTCAAGGTATCGGAGCTGTTGCAAAGGCTGGTGGTAGAGCCGCATCTGCAGGAGCTAAAAAGGTAGCTAATAGATTATCTACATCCGGCCGAGCAGACGCTGCAGAAAAACGAGCAGACAAACTCGATAAGAAAAGAGCCGATAAAGAAAGACTCCAAAAGGCTAAAGACCGAATCCGTAAAGCTAAAGAAGACCAAAGGGCAGATAAAGAAAGAGAGCGTAAAGCTCGTGAGTCTGAAAGAGCCGCAGCTCAACAAGACAGAGAGGATTCAAAGAATGAATCTACTGAACTCGATGAAGCAATGAAGTTTTGGAAAGTTACTATTACTAAGAAAGCCGGTAAACTTTTTAAAGGACAGAATGTTGTAACAAAAGCTAGGAACTCAGCTGAAGCTATTAAGAAAGGGATTAAACAAATGAAAGGCAATCCCGCATTGGTACCAGGTGGTAGTGTAACTGCAGAATTAGATGAAGGTGCTAAGAAAGTAGTAAAAGAAAAAAATGATGCTCTTTATTTAATCTATAAAGATAAGATTAAAGCACAACAGGTCAGAAACTTTATTAAGAAAATGTATAGAAATAAGACTGAAGTGGAATATGCTCCAATGGATTCAAAGACGACTTTATGTTAGAAAGTGTATAAATAATTTTGTATGAAATTATTTGATGAACTTACGCGAGATAACTTTGAACTTTATGCAGCGAGATATTATGATAATCCAAGTTGTATAAATGCAGATGACTTTTATGAAGATATAGCTAGGTTTAAATATATTATTAGACTCTTGAGAAAATATCGTGATTCTGGTGTTCTTCAAGAAAGATTAATTCTAAATCATGTAATTTGTTTATACAATGTATTTGAAACTAGTGCAGCCAATAGAATGATGTTTTATCGAGTTGAGCCAGTATTATGGCCGCAAATAAAAACATTTTTAGTTTATTTAAATTACATACCAGAGAATAAATACCAAGACATAGGTATAGATATAAAAATAGCAAAAAGATTACAGGATTTATAATGGGATTTCTAAAAGGGCCAGACTTTTTTTATAGCTTAAGATTTTTAAGATTACTTACCATGCCTTGGGAAAAGACAGGAGCATTTAAAGCAGGCATAATTGATAAGAATGGTAAAAAGTTAAAGAAGCCCGAAACGACCGAAGAAAAATCCAACTATAACACTTTTCATAAACTCGTATTCAATCTCAGAAGATTATTGGCGAAGGTGCCATTAGGAAAATCAACCATTGCTCGGTATGGAGCTGCGTTGTTTCTTATCAAAGACCATCTAAAATTATCAGATGAACAAATTGCCAAAGCTTTATATGAAGCAACTGGCGTGGACATTACTCAAGAACAACTAGACGAAGCAAATAATCGCTGGTATTTATGTGAGGATAATGAAAAAATACAAAAAGGAAATTATGCATTGACCCGTAACATTGCATTGCCGACTACAGGAGATATCCTCGCAAATGAAGGTAGCACGGTTTTTATT